CCTACAGCAACAACAGAGCTAGGTGATACAGCGCCTACAACACCATCTAACGCAGGTTTGTAACCAAATATGTTAGGAAGACCAATGTATGAAACAACAAACATCTGGTTTTGTGTGTAAACTGCTAAGTTATTACCTAGCTGAGCTACGCATCGTATCTCACCAGTAGCTTCCCGTATCTGTAAATTACCCGCTGTATTGGTCGCACTGCCAACCCAGTCATCTAGGTCATCTGCACTGCACCAAGAAAAAGTAGTAGGATAGTCTATACCGCCTTCTTGATAGTTAAACGCAAGCATATGCGGGCCTTGACGCTTAAATATCTTTACTTTGTCGTAGGATATGTCAGGCACTGTAACTTGAATTTTTCCTCCACTACCACTACTAGATACATTACCTAGGGTAATAACTTCGCCTGAAGCATAGGAAGAGCCAAAAACTGTTATCTCTACAGCTACTATTCCACCACCACTAACCTCTGTTACTGTGCAAGTTAAGCCAGACCCAGAGCCTGTTGTTGCGTTTTGATTTAACGTATCATTTACTGCATAACCAGATCCAGCAGTATGAACTGTTGCTCCACTAACTTGGTCATCGTGAAATGTATTAAAGTTGACGTTGTTTTTTTTAATAACAGGTTTTGTGCCACCTTTAGCACCTACTACAAACGAGCCAAATGTTTCAAATGACCATTGTTCTGCTTCGTTTATACCCTCATCCCAAACTGTATCACCTCCATCCCAAGTTGTAGAGCCAGAATCCCAAGTTGTTGCACCAGCGTTTTCTAGTAATGTATACCCTGTACCTACTGTGTCAACTGCTGCGTTTGAAAGTCGATATGAAAATATTTTATCTAATGCGCCGATGTAGGCAACTTTGTCGTCAAACTCTAATGTAGTCGCTATGCCACGAATAGGCTTAGTAGTAGTATGAGAGCCTGTGCTAAAGTCATGCTTCTCATCTCGACCTGCCTTTCTACGCATGCCAAACTCGGTGTACTGAACACCGTCTACAGTTTTCCAGAAAGGTATTCTACGATCAAAGACTTCAGGATATACGCCAGTCTTTAATAGCTCTGACGCATCAAGCTTAAAGCCGTTTTTTTTATCAGTTTCAAATGGCATATATTATGTGTTCGCTAATTTAACAAAAGTTGGCCCTGTTATTGCCTCGCTACTAGACCCCTCTAATGATGTAGTTGCACTTGAAATCCCGCTTAGCACAAACCTTACTGCATGATTTGAAATATTTTCAATATCTATCAAGGCAAAGCAGACTCCAGAGGCTCTAACCTGAGCGCTACTACCTAACTGATGGCTAGAAACAGAGTTAAAAGTGCCTGATGATCCATTCCAATCTTCAGCTACTGTTATCGAGTTAAAAATATCAACTTCACTTGGCCCAAGTACATGTGAAGTCTGATAT